GTAAGTCATTGTTTTCATTCCACTTTCTCTAGATAGGGCTTGGCACCATGCCTGCCCTTGCCCTTTCTTATTCCACTTTATCCCATAAAACAAGGGAAAATGTGGGATAAAGCGAACAATTGCTACATTTAATATCTGAAAGCGAAAAGACACACAAAAAAAACGTCCCTAAAAACAATAAAAGGAACGCGCATGTATGTGTGTATGTGTGTGTATGTGTGTATATATATGTATATATATGTATATATACCCCGACCCCGATCCCGAACCCCGATTGATCCCGATCCCGATCCCGAAGGCCCGACCCCGAAGGGTCAGACCCGATCCCCGATTTTTATTGAAACAATCCGTTGTATTCATAGTCAGATAGGAAGCGGCGAAAGTTATTATCGCGCTGCTCTTGGTATCCTTCCCACTGCTCATGAAACTGTTCCGCGTCTTCACCTTGCAAGAAAAAGCTCCATCCTGCTTCCACTTCAGTAACTTGAACCCCATAGCCTTTATCGTCTAACGTATATCCCCCGATTCTCATGCTACTTCCCCCCGTTATAAGTAAGGCTAAATACATAAGCCATATATTCTTGCGCCCCTTTGTAAGTCCAGAACTCTTGAATACAATCGAGGTGATGATCGGCAACGTGGTACACGGTTGCTCCGTTTTCATTTTTTACCGTAGTGATTTTCATTGTCTCGCTCCTGTTTACTAGAATAACCCCACACTATCCCATACTATAAGAGGTGTCAACAAGAAAAATTAAAAAGATTCGCGCTATCCGGGTTAGCGCGATTCGCGAACAATTGTTCGGGTTAGCTAACCTAGCTAGATCCGGGCGGTTTTTTCCGGCAGATCCGGGCAATGAACAATTGTTCGGGTTGTCATCCCCGGAGATCCAGAATCCCGACCCCGACCCGATTCAGAACCCGGAGTGTCACTTATCCTCTTCGAATCCCGATCCCGAACAATTATTCGGGTTGTCATCACTGCCGCAGATCCCGATTATTGACCCGATAACCCGAACAAGTTAGATTCATTGTAAGGCCCGCTGAGTAACCCGAACAAGTCCCGATGACCCGAGGTAAGGCCCGACCCCGATTAGGCCACCAGCGAGGCTCTCCGGCGCTCTGAGGTATGCCGTAGGCCCGACCTCTCCATGCGCAGCCCTCATTCTGCGGCTTCGCCGCTATCGCAAGTTATGCTATCTGCATCATTTTCTATGAGTTCTGGTAATGGTGTAACGTCTTTCATGCGATCTTTAGCACGACCCATAATTTCTTGAAGTTGTTCGGCTATTTCATCACGGCTCATGGCTTCGATATTTTCGTGCGTTACATGGCTACGGGCTACCATTAGTCCGGTTACTTTGAGGCGTAGTTCTTCAGCTTTAATTGCTGCGGAGAAGTTCCCTGCCTGCCATGCTTCATCTCTGAGCCTTTGCATATCCCGAACAGATTTGGTTATTGTGACCCCGTACTTGCTTTCGAGTTCAGTTCTCATTTCTTCCATACGTTCCCGAACGACTGGATTTTTGAGTAGCTGTACTGCTCTTACGTTTGGCGACTTGTAACCGGCTGCACGGGCTGCACCTGTCTGCGTCATATCTTTGTGAATGTAATTGTCTAAAAACTTTTGTTGCTGGGGCTGCAACCTACGTCCACCTTTTTCGATTTGCTCACCGACCTTTGGCATTGGTTATTCCCGTTCTGCTCGCGCTTGAATTCCTACCCTGCAATAACCCTTTCGGGCCAATCATACAAGCCCCAATGTTTCCCACATAGTTATTGAGATTGATCGTCCATTAATAACATCAAGGGGGGGAGGGTATATCCCCCCCCTTGTAAAGGGGGTGAAGTAGTTGAAGTAAAATAAGTTGTTGATTTATAACAACAATTCACTTCAAAACGCAAAGTTGAAGCAGTTGAAGTAAACTTGCAAACCGTTGATAATAATAGATTATTTACTTTACTTCAACTACTTCAACTTTTGGAGTGAATTTTGTTGAAGTAGATTATCGTTTAAAAACAGTGCATAATTTTTCTTACATTTTATACTTGACTTGAGCATATGACATGGTATTACTTGGGACATCTAGTAACAAACGGAGTACATATTATGACTATCAAAGCAGACATTTTACGCGATCTACAGGGCGACCTTATGGATAGCAACCACGCGACTCGTCGTTATTTCCGCTGCTGGTTAGACGGTTCTTATCTTGGCGAGGATCACTACCGCGCTAATCTGGAATTCATCAAGGGCAACAATCATGACCGCAAGGCCATGCGTTCTTTTATCATCAACGAGTTCTGTAAATATTCGGCTCACGATGCGCAATGTTCTGCGGGTTACGCGCAAAATGTTATCGCCAAGGCTTTCCCTATCGAAGCTCTTGCGCTTCTCAATGACGCCTTAATTGACGAGGCTATTGAGTTTGGCGCAGAGCAAGCGGAGGCTGCGTAATGTTATATATGGCTTACGGAATGAATACGAACAGGGACGCGATGGCTAATCGCTGCCCGAAGGCCAAGGCGTTAGGCGGGTTTTACCTGCCTGACACGCGGCTAGTTTTTCGCGGCGTTGCTGACATTGTTCCTGACACGGATCATATTTGTCCTGTTGTGCTGTGGGATATTACGCAAGATTGTTTGCGTGCTTTGGATAATCTGGAGGGCTACCCGACATTTTACGGGCGTCGCAAGATTAACTGCGGATGGCTTGTGTATGAAATGAATAACAAAAGCCGAACAAGTCCCCCCAATGGTGGTTATTACAAGATGATTGAAGAGGGATACAAGGAATTTGGTTTGGACGATTACTGGCTGCGGCGTTCTTTAGCCTATGCCGAGGAGGAAGCAGCATGAGCGGTGAGCTAAAAAACCCGATTGATGCTTTCCACTTGGCTTGTGAGCTTGCCATTCTTGCGCCTAGTCGGGCGAAGTCTGAGCAAGCAACAAGGCTTGCCGAAGAGATTGCAATGATGTTGACGCCCGAACAGGTTGATACTGTTAAAAGAAGCATCGAAGGAGCGATGGCATGAGGTTTATTCAAGAAACGACCCCCGACAGTGGGACAGTGTTAATCCGAACAACTTCGGTTTCCATGACGGAACAGGAGTTAAGCTGGTTGATTGAGGGCTTAGACGCTCTCATTCTGCCCGACAGGGCGAAGCGTATCAAACGCGCATTGACCCGAGCACTTGGTGAGATGGAGGAAGCAGCATGAAAATACCTAAATTTAAAAAGTCACGCCGCAAAGGTGACTTGCGCCACCCTTGGGAATACCAAGGTTGGCTAATTAACAGCTCAAAACCCGTTATGTATAACATGGTCAATTGGTTTGCCATAAAAGACGGTCAGAAAACAATTGTGCGCTCAAACCTTAATGGTCTTTGCGTTTCAATTGATGATTTAGGAGAAAGACATGGAAAAGAAACCTAGAAGCTACAAGGCTTGGAGTGGATATGACGATAAAACTTTAATGGATCTTAGGTCTAAGAATGTTAAAATTCGTCATATTGCAGAGATTATGAATCGCACGGAATCTTCGATTCATAATCGCGTTGCTGTTACTGGAATTGGTCGCAAGATGTATGCCTCTGAGGTTTACCAGATTAAGTTACAGCCCGAAAAGAAGAAGAATTGGTTGCAGCGGTTTTTAGGGGAGTAAAACATTCTTGTTGATTTTGTGTTTTATTCTGTTTAGGCTTTAGATACGGAGGGTGGTTCCTTTGTTTCCTCTTTGGTTTGAACATCTTGAGGGTTTTTCTTTTGAATTGAAAAAGAATTAGGGCGGTTTTCCCGCCCTTTTTCATGTGTACAAACCGAACAAGTGTACGGGTTGACCTGATATATATTACCGGTTTAGAATTAAGAATCGGCGGTTGATTGTTGGATGTCCCCGCCTTTACACTGCTCGAACATCAACTCCCCCGCTTGGCTAGGTTTCGCACTGCAACGGCGGGGGTTTTTTTATGCGTTGTGGTTTTGGACGGATAAGTTACCAACCTTTTTTTATGCGCTGCGGTTCTGGGCTAGTTTCCCCCGATGACAAAACGGATTTAAATCCCGATTATAATCCGCTCCCCGACATAATATTTCTTATTTAGTTCTTGACCCCATACATAAGAAATGTTATTAAAGGCTATCTAGTAAACAATGGAGAGTTATCATGGGATTAGACATGTATTTAATGGGCGACAAGTTCACGCCCACGCATGAAGGTAAGCACAAACGTGCTTTAGTTGACGGTTACGAGGTAGAGAGCCAACGGCTTTCACTTGGTCAGTGGCGCAAGCACTGGGCTTTGCATAATTACATTGAGGGGTTCGAGGAATTTAAGGAACTAGACGGTAGTCATAAGATTGATTTAAGCTCTGATAATCTAAGATTAATTGCGGACACTGTTGAGCAGGGGTTGTTAATTGACCCCGATGATGGCGGTGACATGCCGCATTATCAGAATGTTTATGCGTACCACAGAGAACCCGAACAGGTTGCCAATACGGTCAATATTTTCCGCGATGCCGCTGATTGGTTGGATCGTGACGATGGGTTTTGGCGCAATGTCGAATATTACGGGAGTTGGTAGAATGAGTAAGATCGGGAATTATGTAGTTGAGATGCAGGAGATGGCGAGCACTATCCCCTGTCCATATTGCAATGGTGATGGTCAGGTAGAGGTTGCTTTAGCTCCCGATTACTTTCGTGAGGATGATTGCGATAACTGCAAGGGCACTGGAGAAATTGTATTGGAGGATGAAAATGAGTGAGCGTGACATGGAACGTCTGTTGGACGAGGTATTTGCAAAAGTATTTGGGGAGCGTTGGTAATGGAGAAACCGACTTTTCGTTATTTGCTTGATCGTTTAGGCGAGGTGAAGACGCAGCCCGACTTGGAAAACTTAAAGGACGAGGTTGAGGGGTTTCTGCCCCTTGACCGTTTTGAGGAGAGCCAAGATTTTGACGTTACTTCTGCAATTTCTAATATGAAGCGGGATTATGTCGAGAGGGCATTGATTAAAACTGACACGTTGTACGAAGCCGCAGATTTGCTCGGGTTAAAGAGTTATCAGGTTCTTGTGAATTGGATGAAAAAGATGGGGATTAAGAAATGATTGCCAGTATGTGTTTGGCGCTTGCTCTTTACCACGAGGCTAGGGGTGAGCCGCACTACGGGCAGCTTATGGTTGCGCGTGTAATTGTTAACCGCGTTCAGTCAAAGAATTTCCCTGATAGCGTTTGCGATGTGGTTATGCAGCCGCGTCAGTTTTCATTTGTAAAGAAGGGTAAGTTCCCGAAGGCAAAAGATTTGGACGCTTGGAGGGTTTCTCAGGATTTAGCTGATCAGGTTATTAAAGATGTTCGGGTTTTGCCGTATTCTATGGCTGATCATTACCATACGGTTAAGGTTAGTCCGGTGTGGAACAAGGATCTTTACAAGGTTACGCAAGTTGGGGGACATATTTTCTATTCCCGAAATCATCCATATGCTTTTCTTGGCAAGATTCGACCGAAGTCAAGGCCCGAAGCATTAGTGAAACCCGAACAATTTGCTTTCATGCGGTGGTTCGGTTTGTTATAAAATTCATGTGGGTGGTTTCATCTAAGAAAAATCGACTTAGCCAAAGTAATGGCGGTTATTTTGCTTGGTTGCGTTGCTACCAGACTGCGCCAAACGACATGCATATCAACGGCCACCCACACGATCACTTTAAAATATTTATTTTGTCTTGCCCTTTTTCCAATCAGATGATTTATAAATCAGGTGGGTGGCTTTAATATTAATCTTTATTGCTCGTAATAATACAAGCAGTTCTTATAATACAGCTATATCTCTCTGCCTCAATCAGACACGATCTAACTGGTCACTCACACGATTACTTTCTTGGAAGTCCGTACCTTTTTTTCATCTGAGTAACGGATTGGTGTGAAGTCCCGAATATTTCGGCTATGTCTGCCACTAACATACCTTTGATCAGCATTTTATTTACAGATGAGGCTTTCTTGCTCAGTTCTAGGAGTTTTGGCGCTCCACCTAACTTACCGTAGTGTCCGGTAGATGCGTATTGTGGTGGGTATTTAAGTTTTGAGTTCATTGCTCTATCAACTTTGTTTTGGTTTTCCCAAGCTCTTTTGTATATGTCTTGGTATTTGTTAATTTGCCATTCTTCTAATTGTTGCTTCATTCCTCTACATCCTTTTCGGCTTTTAGCCTTGCATCAAGTATATCTAGAAGTGCTTCTATTTCTTCCATTTGTTGTTGAACCGTATGGTTCCCTCTTTCATGCGCACTTCTTTTTGCCATTAGAGCGCACCTTTTAGTACGCTCTAAAACTCTAATAGTTTCTAAGTCCACCGTGCTTCTCCTTTAAGGATGATTGCATCTCCGACGATCCCAGTATTGCATAGCTTTGTTGCTTCTTCGTTGAATGGAAGGTTATGAATCATACCTTCTTCATTTACGAGGATTTGGATGTCTGGATCTGTTGGTGATCTAACCATCTCGACCAAGCCACCGACGAGTTTTTGAGCTTCCGATAGAGTTGGTGCTGTTTCTGTAAAAACGTGTAACATTTGATTCTCCTTTAAATGACGATTACGCCGTTATTTCCCAAAATGTGCAATAACGCCGTTATTTCCCAAACTTTGCAATTACGGCGTTATTGCTTTTTTTGTGTAAATGGGGGAGTTTCCCCCGATGACTTTACATATGGGATTATTACCACTTTATCCCACCCAAAGCAACATAAAAAGTTTGCAATCCGTAAGAAAGTTGGGAAATCGTAACCCGAACAAATCATCGGATTAGATGTTATCGCGCCCGGTTTGCGCTTCATATTCACCTCGGGCTAATGGGCCATCCATAGTTCCGAGCCATCTTTCCGTTCCTGCGGAAGTCAATCTGTACGTTCGAATAAGTCCAGCCTCTTGAGCGGATCTAATAGCGGCATTAATTGTTGATGATTGCCCTGCGTTTTTAAGGTAAATAACGCATGGCTCCTGTAAAGTTGATTCCTGCACGGCATTAAATAAACCATCGCCCCCACCAACGGCGACTGCACGGCCTTCGTTTTCACGCATACCTACAAATTCAGTAATTTTCTCAAGGCGCGTCCGTACTGTTAATGACATTGCCAGAGAGCGGATATCCACCGAGCGATCTTCAAGAAGACCTGTGTTCGGGTTACGAATAAAGTGTCTTATGTCCCGATTGGCTGGCCCGTTTGATTTTACGACTGCGCCATCGAACACACCGTTTCTGGTATATTCTATATTTAAGTCTTTGCAGCGTTGCTTTCCTGTGCCTTCATCAACAGACCAGACAGAGAATGCGCAGCGCACGCCATCAACGATTGCGGATGTACCTCGAATAAGGTTACGAGCTTGCTCTGGTGTTTTAACAGGTTCGTTGTCCTTAATCTTTGCCATGTGGTGATTAACCATGACTGTTGCGCCAGTTTCTGTTGCCATCTGAGCGAGAAGCCCCATGAATGCAGCCCCTGCGGCGGGGTCAGCGTTTACATCTGCGTGAACAAATGAGGCCATTGGGTCAATGACGATAAGTTTTAGGTTTTGCATCTCAAGCATTTGCTCATAGATACGTTCGAACTCTGCGCCCATAAGGTAGCTGCTATCGAACTTCTGCATGATTGGGAAAACGCCCCCAAGGTTCGGAAGCGGTAGAATTCTAAGTTGGTGATCATAGTGTTCACGATACTTCTTGGGGTCTAGGCGAGAAATACGTCTGTGCATTTCGTCTTTATCGTCTTCTGCTGTGATTAGGATCACATCGCCATGCTCTGCTACTAGGCCACCGAATGCGTTTTGCATAGATGCTCCAGAGGCGACTTTCATAGCTAGATCAAGTGTCATCATGCCTTTACCGCTATCGCCTGCGGCAGCGAAAACTGTTGGAACGCCTAGCGGTATTGTATCACCAATCAGGAACTTTTGCTCTGGAGGTGTACCTACGAAGTATTTGTCGATCAGTAGGCTTTCATCAAGCAGGGATATCGACTTTTTGATTTTGCTTAACTGTGACTTGATGAACTTATCAATATCGAAGCCTTCTTCGATTGCGTCCGCTGCGTCCCACTTCTCTTCTCTAGTTGCTGGAATTTTGAGGATCAGCGTTGTTTTTACCCCAGCTTCTTTTGCCTGTGCCTCAACGATACGAGCGAGTTTCTTTCCAGCATCATCATTGTCGGGCCATAGCACCAACTCTTTGTTGCGCAGTGGCGTGAAGTCAAACTTATGTGCGGTATTTTCGGAAAGCATACCAGCACCGCCAATGGTACAAGTTGCGGCATATCCAAGAGAGTTAAGCGCGTCAGCGCACTTTTCGCCTTCGACCCATATAACTTTTGTTGCGTTGGAAATGTTCGGGATGTTGTATAGCGGTCTTGGTTCAGGAATTCCTTGACGACCATCCATGAATTGCCGGAACTGTTTCTTTGGCTTTCCGGCGCTATCCCGAACAATTTCTCCGGTTGCGTCCCGGTCGAAGTATTTTCTAACTGTTACGAGCACTACACCATCGGCGTCAGTGTAGGAGTATTCGTCCTCAAACGGTGTGCTGGGGCTAATAGATCGTTTTTGTTCGGGTTGCGGTTGAGCTTGTGGCTCTGGTGTTGAGGCCACGACTGAGAAACTGTTTGGATTGTTCGGCTTTACTACGTTCATAGGGGGAGCAACGTAATCCTGTGAGATATGATCTTTGAAGTAATCAAAGGTTTCGGCAAGGGAGTACCCACGGCCTTCTTTTAATATTTTTGAAATACCGCCGACACCATCGCCTGATTCGAAATCCTTGCCACTTAGGAACCACGGACTGCTAGTATCAATGTTAATGACCAGAGATCTTCCAGCCTCACCTCTAAGCGATCCAATGTAGAATTCCTTACCTCTTCGAACCCCAGCGGGGTATGTATCTATTAGTGTTTGCAACTGTATGCTACGAGGAACTTCTTTTGAAATTCTCTCTGCGACCTCTGTAGAAGTCTTGCCAAAACTTAAAATATTCATTATCTTGTCCCTGTCCACAACTTAACTACTAAATATGGGATGCCGCCGACCAAGCGCGTCCCATATTTTACTCTTCCCAGCATGTTCTACGAAACTCACAAAACTTGCATAAGAAGAAATCTTTGCTCTGAGCAATACGCGGTAGAATGTCATTTGCTTTTGCAGCCGTCAAGATGTTCACGGCTCGGTCACTGGCTTCTTGAGCTAACTTTTTATTATACGGAACCAATTCGTAGTACACTTCTGAGGTGTTTTTGTTGACCACCGTAAACAATGCGGGGTTTTCACTCAGGTTCATGTATGTTTGGTATAGAGCCAATTGCGTTGCATATGTTTTGTTGGCCTTTTCGACCCCATGACGCACGAACGCTTTGAACTTGCTATCGTTTGCCGACTTACATTCCCACAAGGCTGGGTAGGCCATATCCACTGGCCCATCGCAAACAACGCCATCTATGTGGCCTCGTATTTCGCCATCAGCGATAGAGAACCCGAACTGTTCGTTGTTCTTGTCTTCTGTACGCAGATCAAAACCAGCGTCTCTCAGCCACTTTGATGCGTAGTTCTCAATCTCATGCCCGAACTGAAAGATGCGCAATGTACGGGCCGTAAAAGCCTTGTCAGGATCAATCGTGTAGTTGAGGTAGCGATACTGTATTTTGCGTGAGCATTCATCGCCAATGCTTGACGCACCGATATACTTTCGGCGTTCTCGTTTCTCTTCCCCTGCTACAATCGCGTTATCCACTGCCTCGGTAATTAGGTCAGCAATGGGGTTTTCCCTAGAATGGGATTGAAGTAGAGGGCCAAGTGCCTGTTGACTTAAAGTAAGTGTCTTCGAGTTTTCCAATGTTTATCTCCGCTGCTAGACGTTTTGATTCTTGAATTCCAAAAATTAGGGTGTGGACTTGCTCTT